TGAATATAACTGGCAAGGCTAATTCTAATATCTTATTTGATGCTACCTATCGTCCAGAGAAGAAATTAGTAGAGTACTATCAAAAGGCAGATTGCTTTGTCGCACCTACGCGCGGGGAAGGATTTGGTTTGACTATCTTAAATGCGTTAGCTTGTGATCTTCCTGTGATTATTACCAAAGACCACAATTCGGGCCATATGGATTTCTGCAAGGAAAATCCTAGCGTACTATGGGTAGATGTTGAGAAAAGTATTCCGGCTGATCCAAAATTCTATTGCGATGGGAATTTTTTAGCAGAACCTAGTTTAGAAAGTTTGAGAAAGCAATTAAGATTCGCTTATGAAAACAGAGGAAAAATAGAAACCAAAAAAGGTGGAGAGTTAGCAAGACAATGGACCTGGGAAAAAGCAGCCATAAAAATTGAGGAACTTAATGGAATTAAAACGTGAGATTTTACAAATGATAAAAGAAAAAGGAGATGTGAAACATGTATGGGGAAGTATCTGTGAGAATATTCTAATCAGGTATTCCCGAGAGTTGGAGAACGAAGGTTATATAAAGAATGGAAGAATTACTGAGGAGGGTGAAACATGGTTAAAATCCTAAGTTTTGGAGATAATCCTTTGACAAGTACTGGCTATGGTTGTGTCTGGAATAATCTTTTAACTCGTTGGAAAAAGATGAAACCCGAATGGGACTTCTATCATGTAGGTTGGCAATCAAGAGATCGTCCACACGAAACGAAGGAGGGGTACTTTATACTTCCTATGGGGAAATTAGAATATGGATACGACGTTTGCTATTCCAATATCATCAAGTATCAACCAGAATTCTTAGTTACTTTAGCAGATGTAGGTTGGCAATCAGGATTTATTGAAGCCGTTTTTGCAGCAAAAAAAGCAGGATGGAGAGGAAAGTGGATTATGTATACTCCGATGGATACACACTCCTGGGCAATGGGCTGGAGCGAAATATTTGACAAATGCGATATTAATGTAGCTATGGCTAAGTTCGGAGAGCAACAAATGAAATTGCATAATGTACCCAATATAGTTCTAATTGAGCATGGAGTAGATTTAGAAGACTTCCATCCGTTGGATAAAATCAAGACTAAGAAGAAAGTAAAAATTGAAGATAAATTTGTTGTTGGATTCGTTGGAAGAAATCAAACTAGAAAAATGTTAGATAGAATAATGTTAGGATTTTCACATTTTGCGAAAGATAAAAATGATGTAGTCTTAATGTTGCATACTGACGAAGAACCTCCTCAACAGGGATGGAGTTTGAAGTATATGCAATGGTTGTACAAGATTGAAGACAAATTAAAATTAACAAAAACAAATCTAGATGTTTACGCTAGACAAAATATTGAAGAAAACACTATGAATGAGATTTATAATTTCATGGACGTATTCTGTTATGGTACTGGAGGCGAAGGATTCGGTTTACCAGCAATAGAATGTCAGGCTGCAGGAGTTCCCTTATTGATGACTGATTGTACAACTGCTTTAGATTTATGCAGAGAAGAAAATAAAATAGCTGTTCTGAAGGATTCTTATGGTAGAGATGTGGAGAATGTCGGGACTAACGGAGTAGCTTTCAAAGTTCCAGATGATGTTAAGATGGCTGAGTTATTGGAAAAGAGATACTTAGAATGGAAGGAAGGAAAATTAGCAGAGAGAGGAATTGAAGCTAGGAAGTTTGCAGAACAATACAACTGGGATTTAATTTCTAAAAAGTGGATAGACTTATTTGAAAAGGAGATCTAATGAGGTCCTTTGCGGAAATTTTAGAAAATACGGGTTATACGAGTACCCAACTGCCTTTATTCTTAACTAAATGTTTTGTAGATTATAACTATTTTGCAGAGCATGTTCTAGGATTCAAAGTAGCAGATTATCATAAGGAATGGTACGAGATTGTAGACAATAACGACAGAGTTTGCATCCAAGCATTTAGAGGTAGTGGGAAAACAAATTTCTTCGCAGGTTATTATATCTGGAAAGCCATATTCACTAAGGGATTAAATTTCTTGATTGTATCGGCTACTTTTGAGCAGTCTAAATTAGTACTGAAAATTATCAGAACAATGATTATGGAAAATGAATTACTGAAGGATTTTGTACCACAAAATACTAGAGAATTAAGCTGGAAAGCAACAGAATTAAATCTAAAGAATGGAGTTACGTTCTATTGTAAACCTTATTCAGAGTCTATCAGAGGTTTGAGAATTGACTACTTGATGTGTGACGAAGCAGGACAATATGAGGATAAGTCTATTTTCTGGCAAGTAATTAGTCCGGTTGTTCAGTTGAATATGGGAAGAATTATCGTAGTTGGTACTCCTAAATCTCATGTGGATTTGCTAACCGAGTTGAGCGAAAATGATGAGTACTATGCTAAGAAGTATCCTAGTGAAATTGAGAATAAACCTCTCTGGCCTCAGAAGTATACCTGTGGACCTGTTGATGAATTTGACAAAAGATCTCTCCAGAAGGTAAGAAAAGAGTTAGGCGAATTATCCTACATGCAGGAATATTTACTAGTCCCAGTCTCTAGTGCAAATAGCATCTTCCCAGTAGAAATGATTATGAAATGTATAAATTCTGAAGATACTTTCCTTCCCTTTGGAAAGATTGGAGATAAATATTACGTAGGATGTGACATGGCGATTACTGCTGGAGGAGACTATACTGTATACACGGTAATTAGTTCTAACGCTGATGGAAAGAAAGTGGTATACGCTGAGAGGTTCAGAGATAACTTTGAAGAACAGAAAAAGAGACTTATGAAGATTCAGGAGAAATTTAGACCAGTGAAAATCTGTATAGATAAGACTGGCTTAGGAGAACAAATTTTCCGAGACATGCAATTGACTGTAAGAGGAATAGAGCCTGTGCATTTTACCTATGATGAGAAATTCAAATTGATTATGGACCTACGGCATGAGTTAGAGACATTCAGTTTAAGTCTTCCTAATTCTAAGAATGACGGGAGTTACTCATTTACACAAGAACTTGTAAAAGAATTATCTGATTTTATTCTGAAGGTAGACATTGAGAATAGAACGAAGACGAAGACAAAATTCGGTTCTGGAAAATATGATGATTGTGTTATCTCACTTGCCCTTGCAAATCGCGCTTCTCTTAATAACTATGGGAGTGTTTCTATCACCAACTTTTAGAGTACCCGTGTTAAATCCTATAATAAATTGTTTGTAGACTTCCTGGATTAATTTTGATTTATTGATCTTCAGTTCTTTGGCTACTTTAGAAAAATCATCTCGCAACTCTCTATTAATCATAAGGAGTTCTTTTACTTTAAAAGGATAGTGGTAAATTCTACCATTCGTGACTACTGTGACCATATTGACTTTTAGTCAAGTAGGTTTAAATACTTTTTGTTTTATAGCAAAATAATAAATAAGTATTTAAAGTACATTTTCTTAAAAAACATAGAAAAATGGTAAAAAAACAGGAAAAAATAGCAAAAACTGCAAGTATTCGTGCTTTAGATGAGACTTATACGCCTTCTGTGTTTGGTACTTACAATGATTCTGATTATAACACTCTCTACGATATTGTTAAGCGTTCTCCAGAAGTAATGGCTTGTCTTCAGGCAATCACAGAAGATATAGTAGCAGACGAATGGGATTTTATTGGAAAGGCAAAAAAGAATTTAGAAGAAGCTGATGCGTTTGCTGAAAAGGTTAATCTATACAAGATAATCTCCAATATGGTTTATGAGTTATTGACTACTGGAAATGCATATATTCTAAAATTAGCTACAGACCAAACAAAGATGAAGGATTTAATTTCTACAATTACAAAATCTATGGCTGCAGAATTGAATATAGAATTCAAGAAAAAGACGGAGATACTTTTACAAGACATGACTAAACCACAAGATTTGCAATTAATAAAAGCAAGTACTGTTGCAATTACTTACGATGAAACAGGAAAAGTATCTAGTTTTGTTCAGAGAGTTGGTGGTCGTGCTAGTGGAGAACCAGAAAGAGTATTCAAAGCAGAAGACGTCTCACATACTAGTTTGATTAATGTCGGCGGAGAACCCTATGGCTCTACAGGATTAGAAACATTAAAATCAGATATTGCTACATTGATGTTTGCTAAAGATTATGCTGGAAGATTCTTTGAAAACGATGGTACTCCAAACTTCTTATTTAAAATGCCCGAGGATAATCCAGATTCTAGAAACTTTGAGCAACTAGTAAAAGAACTTAGAGAACTAAAGAAGAAGAATGAAAAATTCAAGAATATGGTTGTTACTGGAAAAGTAGATGTAGAGCAAATCCAGAAGTTCAATAAAGACATGGAGTTCGCTAAGCTTATCCAACATTTTACCCAATTAGTTCTTATCGGTTTAGGAGTGCCTACGCATAGAATAAATTACACATTAACTGATAGCCAGTCAGGTTCTCAGGTGAATAGAGCATATGAGGGATACTATAAGAAAATCTCTTTCCTTCAGAGATTAATTGAAAACCAACTTAACAAAGATTTATTTATTCCATTTTTCAAGGTTAAAATTAAATTCAAGAGATCGTATAAAATTGATGAAATGAGAGAAGCACAAATAGCCCAAATCCTTTCTCAAATCGGAGCAGTAACAATTGAAGAAATAAGAGACAGAATAGGAATGGATCCAGAATTACCTGCAGGAACAATGCCAGGAGTAACTGGAGACCAGAACTCTATTGACTTCAACGCAGATAAGAAAAGAGAGCAAGGACAAGATAATAATGCAAAAAGACCCGATTCAAATATGGATAACAAATTAAAATCTTATTCAAACGAAGTGGATGTTAGTTTCCCCGAGTTTGTAATGATTGTGGAGAGATATACTGGAGATGGAGCATTCAACAAAGCGAAAATTTTATATAGAGAAACAGCTGATGAATTCATAATCTACTTCAATGACGGAAGTTGGGTATACAAATCAGTAGTCAATAAAGCAAATATTGATGTTGAAGCTTTCAGATTTGAAAGACTAGGAAATGCAATAAAGGTGAAATACTAATGGCGTGGTACGATACTAAAACAGCTTATACAAGTCCGATAGCTAGTGCAGACTGGAATGCACAAGCAGATGTAATTAGTGCTCATGGATATATTACTGTAGCCCAAGCAGAACCGGCAAATTATGTTGGATCTTCTGAAGTAGCAATTCAAGCTGCAATAGATGAGGCAGTAACTTCTGGGAAAAGGGTGTTAATTAAAAAAGGTACGTATACGATAAATAATACGCTTATTGTAAACGGACATGTACAACTTTATGGAGAAGGTTCAGAACAGACTATCTTAAAAGCCAAATCTGGATTAAATGCAAATATCTTAGAAAGCAATTCTACTAAAACAGCTAGTACACACTGGAGATGTTATTTTGCGCATTTGAAATTTAATAATGATCAGGCAAATCAGTCTGGTGGAAGTTGCGTAGTTTTACATGGTAACGTACAAACTTCTTTCTACAAGTGTCATTTTGAAAATATCTATAATTATGGTATTCATATGTGGGACTGCGAAGGTGGCTCTGGTTCTTACGGACATCATAACCAAGTTATAGATTGTTTGTTTGATAGTTCTGACTCTAGTGGCGGAGAGGGAATAGGAATTTACATGAGACACAATGATGAGAATACAATTTTAGGTTCTCAGTTTCAATATGTGAGAATTGGATTAAAGCTTGAATCAGGATTTAATGGAGTGAGTAATTGTTCTTTCGTAGATGGACTTCAGGGAATATATATTCTTAATTCTTCCAGAAATAGAATTGAGAATTGCGTATTTGATTATTGCGCAGAAGAAGGAATTGAATGCAAGGGAGCGTTCAATATTATCCATGGAAATGCATTTTACAGATGTTCAGATGGAAGTTCTAGCTACGATTTCATATATATAAATTGGTTCGGAACAAATGTTATCACCTCTAATCTTTTCATGTCTCCAAATTCAACCAATAAGCCTAGAGCAGCAATTACTGAAGGCGGAAATGCTTCTGAAGATACTTATGGGTACAATGTAATAGATGGAAATTTAATTGTTTCCGGGGATGATACTTCTTTGACTTCTTCAAATTGGACTAGTGGCCCTATTGTAGAAACCAATGCAACTAATGAAGGGACGAATATGATTTGTGTGACTGGAACACGTACCTGGACTGCCTTATAATTTTATAGCAAAACTTTAGCAAGATTTATATATTCGTTATACCGAATAACTATATGCCTAACATGATTATTGACGCTAATATGAAAGATTATTCTAATGGAGATTTCACAGTTTACTTACCTGTTGAAAAGAGTTGGGTAGAAACAAAAGACTCTGGAAATGAAGAATTCTTCTTTGAAACAACTGTCTCAGGTATTAAGTCCGATAGAGATGGAGAAGTAATGGACCAAAGAGCAGTAGACGATATGATTATGCAATTTAAATCAGGAAAGATTCCACTATTCCCGGATCATGGAAGAAGTGAGACCACTGGAGAAAGAACCTACAGTTGGAAACAAATTATGGGTGTTTGGGTTGATGCAAGGCAAGAAGGAGACAATCTCGTGGCGGTTGCCAGACTCAATCAGGCTCACCCCGACGCCGATTTACTAAAAGCTTATTTAAAGAATAAGATGCCAGTAGGATTTTCTATTGGTGGACGACCATTACATGTGGTTGAGGAAGATGCAGAATGAGTATGACTATGGCTAAATTCAGAGCAGAATTAAGTAAAGATCCTGAAGTAGAAGAAGCAGAGATAGTAGAAGAAGAAACTGAATTAGAGGAAAAAGAATAATGGCAATGAAAAAAAGAAGAAGATTTATGAAAATAGAATTACTTGAAACTAGTGCAGTGGGAACTCCGGCGTACGCAGATGCGCATTTCTCATTTTTTAAGAGTTTAAGCACAGCTTATAATCAACAATTGAAAGGAGGGCACAATACAGAAAAAATGGCAGAAGAAGTAACAACAGAAAAAGAAGCAGTTGTTCAAGAAGTTAAATCCGAGGCGCAAGTTGAGGTTAAATCTGAAGTAGTAGAGGCAGTTAAAGAAGTCGTAGTTGAGGAAGTGAAAGCAACCGAAGTTAAGACAACTGAAGCAGTCGTTGAAACTAAGTCTGATAAAATGGATGAACTTATTGCTACTTTGAAAGAAGTTATCGCAAAAATGCCAGTTGAACGAGCATTGATAGAGACAAAATCATCTCAGGTGGACAAAGTTAAATCTGCGTCTAACGGAGAATTGTTTTTAGCAATGTTGCAAAAGAAATAATGGCAGACATAATCAAAGCTTTAAGAGAAGCAAGTGATGCTGCTGGAGGTTATTTAGTACCAGATGAATTCGCTGCAAGAGTATACGACTTAGTACAAGCAAAAGCAGTTACATTAGCTGACCTAGAAAGTGTAAACATGAACAGTGATGTTATGTATATACCTAAGGTTACAAGTGGAACTACAGCTTACTGGGTAGCAGAAACAGGAACTATAAGTACCTCAGAAATGGGATTCGGAAGGATCACATTAACTGCAAAGAAAGTTGCTTCATTAGTTGAGGCATCTACCGAAATATTAGAGGACGCTAACGTTAGTGTTGCTAATATGATCGTAGACCAGATGTCAAGAGATTTGGCATTAAAGGTAGACGACGAAGTTCTTAACGGAACAGGCGGAACATTCGCAGGTTTGAGATATACAGGTTCTTATACTAACAGTTATTCATCCGGAGCAGGAACAAGCTCAGGAAACATAAATCTATCCGCTATATCCAAGGCAATAGATGCAGTTTTAACTGACAACCATCAATTCCCTAATGTAGGATTTTTCCACACTAGAACTATCGGTTCTTTGAGGATACTTACAGATAGTTCAGGAAGACCTATTTTCAATCAAGAAACATGGGGCTCTCCTCTATTAAGAGAAGGAGTTGTAGGTACAGTTTGGGGCGTTCCAATAAAACCCGCAAATCAATTACCAATTAACTTATCCGTAGGTACTGGTGCAGGAGAAACAAACTCATGTACTGAAGCTATCTTAGGAGTAAGCAAACAAATTGGTATCTATGGTAATAGACGAGCATTGAGGTTCGCAAGAGATTATAAAATATCTACTGATGAACAACAGTACCAAGTTACTATGAGAGCTGGTTTTAGCGTAAAATATCCAGATGCATATTGCGTTATCAAGGCAATTAAAGATTAATTGTAGGTAACGACCTAGCAAAAACAAGGCGGCTTATTACACACCAACGTTCGCAAGAACGAAAAATCTCCGAAAGGAAGTTGAGGACAATAAGATTTAAAGTAAGGCCTTGTATCATATTCACGTCCGAAGGACAAATCACAAGCCGATGGCAAAATACAATACATCAAATGAAATATGGAAAACTTTAGGATCAGACACATATACTAAAGTAAGAACAGAAGCAGTTGGGACTATATCTTCTAGCGGTATTGTTAATTTAGCCAAAGAGAATGTTATCTCTGGTTCTGAAACAATTTATACTGGTGGAACAGCAATGGCCCAGGGAACTGGAACTTATTCTATTAACTACGATGATGGAAGACTTAGCATGGTGATTACTTCTGGAGTTATTACTGCAGACTACAATTATGCAGATATGCCGGATAGCCAAATTCAGTCTCTTTTAAATCAAGCAGATGATGAATTGGAAATGCTAACTGGAAGGAATTTTGATTTAACTACAACAAGTGAATATGCAGATGTAACAAACGAACAGAAAGTATTCTGGACTAAATTCTATCCAGTTAATAGCCTCAGTGCTTCTTGCAATGTTGCTAGTGAAATCACAGATACTCCTAGTTGGTCCACAAGTACTGAAGGATTAGGCAATGACTATTTGATGGATACGAATGATAAATTAATTGGAAAATTAGAGTATATAGACAATGCTCCTCTAGATGGGCAAAAGAGATTGAAGTTAGAATATTCTTACGGCTATTCAACTATTCCAGATTC